GGCCGGGTGGGTACATCGCCCACGTGACGCCGAACTTGGACTATGATCCGGAACCCGCGCATTTGAATCAACTCGACCTCCAGGAGTGGGCCACGACCTGGATGCAGCTGGGGGTACAGTTGGTCAGTGCGCAGCGTCATCCGTTTCACGGCGGTGAGGTACACATACTCGGAGTCAAACGATGAGACGATTACTGTGGATCGGTGATGCGGCGTGTGCCAGTGGGTTTGCCAAGGGTACACACGGAGTATGCAACTACCTCGACTACCGAGCGAACCCGGTGAATCCGAATCCATGGGACGTTACCATACTCGGGATCAATCATCGGGGTGATCCGACACCGGAGTACGCCTACCCTATCTACACCGCGGCCGCTGGCGGGGACATGTTCGGGGTGCTACGTACGGTGTGGATGTGTGACCTGGTGAAGCCGGATGCGATTGCCATTCAACAGGATCCGTGGAACTTTCCTGGGTACATGCGTCGACTGAAACCGATCCCGGAGTACGCGGATGTGCCCGTCATCGGGTTCGTCGCCGTCGATGGCTTGAACTGTCGCGGCACAGACATGAACGATCTGGCCATGGCCATCTTCTACACCCAGTTTGGTGAGCAGCAAGCTCGGCTCGGTGGGTTCACGAAGCCGTCGGCCGTGGTGTCGCTCGGGGTGGACACGACCACGTTTACTCCGGGTGATCGAACCGAAGCGCGTCGGGCGTTGAAGTTGCCGGACCGATGCCTCGACGGATTTATCGTGGGCAATGTCAATCGCAACCAAGTGCGCAAGCGATTGGACCTGTCGATCCGATACTTTTCCAAATGGTGGCATCAGGCCGGGTGTCCAAAGAATGCCTGGTTGTACCTGCATGTCGCGCCCACTGGGGAGACGGGGTACAACCTGAAGCAGCTGGCGGCGTTCTACGGGATCTACCGGAATATCATCATATCGGAGTCCGAGGCGTGGTCTGGATCGTCTGACCTCGAAATGGTCCACACCTATCGTGCGTTCGACGTGCAGATCACTACCACCCAGGGTGAGGGTGATGGACTGACCACGAAGGAAGGCATGGCGAGTGCCATTCCGCAGATCGCACCGGATTGGGCCGCGCTGGGTGAGTGGGCTCGTGGGGCTGCGTTGTTGGTGGAGTGCTCTTCGACCGCAGCGACCATCGGCAAGGTGAACGCGATCGGCGGGATCGCCGACGAGGATCAGTTTGTCGAAGCATTGGATATGATGTACTCGGATCCGCAGCAGCGGCACCTGTACAGTCAGCTCGCCTTGCGTTGTGCACAGCGGCCGCAATACCAGTGGCCCGAAGTAGGTCGCTTGTTCTCCGACGCCGTCGATCGCACACTGTTCCCAGCTACGGTACCAACGACGATGACGCCAACGGAGGTGACGGCATGAGTATCAGTTGGCGAGTTCGTGGGCGAGAGCCGATGGTCGGGGTAATCCGGAAGATCGCGAACGTATTTCCAAAGGACGTTGGACGCGCGATGTACCAGGAGATGAACGTCGAAGTAGTTGAGATGAAGCAGCGATGCCCGGTGGATATGACGCCGCACGCACCTCACCCAGGAAACTTGCGCAACTCGATCCATGCAGAGTTGCCGGAGATCGAGGGGAACGTCATTTCGGTAACCGTGGCGACGGGCCAGCAAGCTCCGTACGGAGTGTATGTGCATGAAAATCCTTACGCCCTTCACAAAGTTGGTGAATGGAAATTCATGGAGGGGCCACTGAAGGAGTCCGCTCCGTACCTGGATGAGCGGATCGCCGTGCGGATCGATTTGAATCGGAGTGTGTGATGCCATTTCTTGACGAGATAGCAGCGCGCATCGTAGAGCAGGGTGCGGGCACGATTGGTGTGGATCTGTTCATGAGTACCGCAGCCAATCTCCCGACTGGCGGGGATCCATTCACTGTGTTGATCGAGTACGGTGGAACCACTTCACGCCGTACCCAGAACAACAAAAGTACGCAGCGGCCGTCGTGCCATGTGACTGTGACTGCGAACAGCTATAAGGATGCGCGGGCGCGGGCGGTGCAAGTATATAACGCGTTGGGTGGAGATGAGGGATTGTTCGAGGTGGTGTTGAGCGGAGTGCGGTATCTATCGATCATTCCGAATCAGCAATTGTACGACGGCAGTTTGGATGCAACGGCTCGCGCGCAGGTGAAGTACAACTTCGACGCGGAAAAAGAACCGTCATAGGAGGAAGCGATGGCAAAGTCAGGACATGGTGCACTAATCTGGTGGGAACCGACGCCAGGCCAGCCGATGGTACAGATCGGCGAGCTCGGTGACATTAACACACCGGGCCTATCGAGGAACGAGTTCGATGCGACGACCCAGAACGTCGACATCGACACGTACGTGTTGGGCGTCCTTCGCCGTGAGGCATTGGCGTTCAAAATCAACTTCATGGAGTCCGGTGAGCCGACTCACGACCACATCACCGGTATCCAGAAGGGCATCATCGACAATCTGGTGCGAGGTTGGAAGTACACATTTCCAAACGGCCTGGCATGGATCATGTCGGGTCAGGTGCAGAAGATCGCGATGGGGGATCCGGTTGACGGGCTGCAGAACGGGGATATCACAGTCCGTATGTCCGGCAAGATGTCGATCGGCGGTGTGTCGGTCGGCTAGTTCGTAAACTCGGTAGTGCCTGGAGGCTCACCATGGCAGATGAAGACGAAGTGAATGGACGCGTGTACGAGTCGGTCGAAGACATGCTCGCGGCAGATGACGTGGAGTATGCCCTCGTGGACGGGTGGAAGGGACAGATTCGTATTGGATCGCTCACTGCGGGTGACATGATCGAGTGGAACGAGGCAAATGAAGGCGAAGCGAAGCGTACGGCCGGTCTTCGCCTCATTGTCAAATCGCTCGTCAACTCTACAGGTAAACGAATTGGAACGGAGAAGCACATTCCGCTTCTTCGTGCCAAGAGTCACAAGGTGATCGACCACATCGTTCGTGAAGTCCTGAAGTTGAATGGTCTCACTCCTCCAGCGGAGGCTCCCTCAAAAAAGGGTTGAAGCGCCAGTCGCATCGGTTCTTTGCGTATCAGTTAGCGGTACGACTGAAGCAGCCTAACGTCAATCGGCTGCTCCGGTCGCTCACCGCGAAACAGCTTCTGGCGTGGGAGGAATTTGTTGCGTTAGAACCGTTTGACCGGGAGAGTCGAAAAGCGGATTGGCGCGCAGCTCAGGTTTCGAAGTACATCTTCGAGATGCAGCAGCAATTGGTGGATGTGGTCCTGGCGGCCGTCGGGGTGAAGAAGTCGAAGCGGCCGAAGCGGCTCGAGTTGGATTTAAAAGATTACGTGCTGACCTGGAAGGAGCCGGACGCTCCTCCAGATCCGCCGAAGAAGAAGCAGACGTGGCAGGAACAGTGGGCGATCATCGAATTGATTCAGCATGCGCATGACCATGGGGCTAAAGATAAAGAATCGTAGAGGGATGCCGTGGACATAGGCACACTTACTGGTCGTATCGAGCTCGAAGACGATCTCACCAAGCAGTTGGATGCGGTGGCGACGTCGATCGAGCATACAACCGACGGGATTGCCACGACCTGGACGGAGCTAGGGCATCAAATCCTTGACGTTCTGGATGGCACGGCTGCAGGTGGTCGACAGTTCAGCGACGAGATGAACGCGGCGCTCGACCACCCATTCGAAACCCTCATGGGTGCGATCGATGGCCTCAAGCAGGAAGCCGGGGCCGGGTTATCTCTTGTCTGGGACGACCTAACTGCGAAGTCCTACAACGCAGTTGCCGACATGGGCGAGAAGATCGGTGGTACGCTGAAGAGTGCGATCGAGGACCCGATAGGTACGTTGAAGGGTACGCTCACGGGTGCGCTCGATGAGATGGGTCCGTTTGGAGTAGGTCTGGCTGCGATGGGCGGAGCCGCAGCGCTAGCGGGTACAAAAATTTTTGAGATGGCCGAGGGTGCGGCCGCAGTTGCGGAGTCGATTGAGGTCGCGAGTATCACACTTGGGATGTCCGTCGATGAAACTCAACGGTTGAAATCCATTGTCGATCTCGCGGGGAGTAGCCTGCAAGACATGACGCGGTATTCGTGGCTCCTTCAGCGTCAGATAAACTCCACCGGTGAGCAGCAAGAGAAGTTCCAGTCGGGGTTAGAAGCTCTTGGCATTAATGTCGAACATTTCAAGTCACTGAACTTTACTGATCAGTTGCTTGAAGTGAGCGCGGGGATGAACAAGGGTGCGGACGGCATGACGAACATGCAGGCGGCGATGGCCATCTTTGGTTCTCGCGGCCGGTCAATCCTTCCACTGATTTCAAAGGATTTGGCGGATATCGCGGATCAAGCGAAGGATGTGGAGCTGGGTCTGTCAGAAGGCGATGTGAAGGCGGGCGAGAAGTTCGAGATCCAGGTCAAGAAGATGCATATGGAGTGGGAGAATCTCTCCACTCACATAGGCACAGTGTTCATCCCGGCGCTTACAATATCGATGGACATACTGAACAAGATGTTCAATATATTCACGAACCCTACCAAGCCGGGAGTGTTCGGGTCGTACGTCATGGGCGGCTATATGGCTGGCCCGGCCCCTCCGACAAAGAACGTTGGTCCGGAGGAGCCGGCAGCGGGGCCTACCGTCAAAACTGAGTCCGACAAGATCATCGCTGCCACTCAGAAATTGTGGGATGACTACAACGCCATCGTGGCGAAATCTACGGGCACGGCCAAGGATGTAGCAATTGCGAATGCAAACACGTGGTACAACACCCACTACGCCCAGATAGAAGCGGCGGCGAAGAAGGATGTGAATGCGTGGACTGAGCTCGATGCGTTGAATGCGGGGTACTACGCGCGTCTGGAGATTGCGGATACGGGCTCGGCCAAGTCGCGGGCCACGACCGCAGACAAGTTGCAGAAAGAGCAGAACAAAGCGGCGACGGAGTGGCTGCAGCAGGAAGACAGTATTGCCAAGCTCGGCACCTCGTTGTGGGACACGTACTACCAGAATGTGGCGAAGGGCGACAAAGATGCGGTCGCTGTGGCGTTGGCAACCGATAAGAAGTGGTACGACTCGCAATACGAATCCATTGCGAAGCTCGCTGAGAAGAATAAAGACGCGTGGGACCTGCTCGGTGCGTTGGACTCGGCGTACTACGCGAAGATGGTCACGGATACCGGCACGGCCCTGGACAAGGAGAGTGCAGAATACGAACGGTACTTTAAACAACTCAACGATTCGTACGAGCAACGAGCGCACGCCGACAATAAGATGACCGCGACGGTCGCTGAGAATGCGCGTCAACAATCGAACGTCATTGGGACGGGGATGCTGGCGAACATTAAGGTTCAGAACGATGCGTATGCGAAGATGGACAAGACCGTTGTCGACTCAACCCAGAGGCAGTATCTCGCGGTCTCGGACTGGGTAGAGCAGGAGCGAGCGAAGATCGATTACCATACCGAGGGGTGGGAGACGTCGTGGAATGCGATTGATACCGCAGCGGATTCGGCGTATCACGGTATCACGGTGAAGTCGAAGGAAGCTACGAACGCACTCGGGGATCTAGCCAATGCGTTTGTTCGGATTGGGCAAGCGGCCGGTGGGAGCATGGGTGGTATCCTTGGCAAGTTCGGCCAGATGGTTACCATGGCGGACTCGGCCGTTAAATCCACACAAGTCCTCGGTGCGGACAAGACGAACGCGATAGGCGGAAACTTTGGGTATGGCAGTGTGCTGATGTCTGGCAACGCAACCGGAGGCCAGAAGCTCGCTGCTGGAGGAGCCATAGTCGCCAATACGATGCAAGGTGTCTCCGATATGCAGACCGCGTTTGACCAGAAGAGCACTGGCGCGCGGTTGATGGGATCGACGATGGCTGGCGCGAAGATCGGATCAGCCTTCGGTCCGTATGGAATGGCTGTGGGCGCGGCGGCGGGCTTCGTCGCAGGTCTCATCAAAGGGAAGCCGGACTGGGCCAAGGCCCAGGACGAGATGGCCAAGGGCTATGGCGTGGCCGTGTCCGATGAACTCTCCCACGCCATTGCGGACACCGCGAAAACGGAGTTCAAAGGCGACCGGAACACGGCCGCGCTCTCCCATCTCAGCGACATTATCAAGGATGTGGGCGGGCTGACCAGCACGAATTTGCCTCTGCTTGAGGCTCGTTTCCATGATGTCTTCTCGGCCATTCAGACCGGTCAGATGTCGGTGGCGCAAGGGACGAAGGTCATCGACGAGAACTTCCAACAGTTCGCCACGGCCGGAACCGACGCCTACGGGGTGCTGGACAAGAACCTCCGAGGCATCATTAGTCTGAATGACGAGTTCGGGACCAAGAGTAAAGCCGTTCTAGATTACGTTGGGTCGCAAGGCTCGATCGTCGCCCAAACGCTCGGCGACTCACTCACGATAGGTGCTCAGGCTATTAAGGATGGTAATACTGGATTAGTTGACGCGGTCACGATCCAGACCCAGGCCAGTGCCGACGCGATGGCGTATGCCGTGAGCGCATCCTTCGACGCGATGATCGCCTCCGGGATGAACTACTCGGACGCGGTCAAGGCGATTCAGCCCGCGATCGACGGACTCGCTACCCAGATGGCGGCGGCTGGGTTGACCGGTAGCCAAGCCTTCATTGACATGCAAGCGGAGGTAGCGCTGTACTCCGACGCGGTCGCGGGGCCGGCACTCGAATCGGTGGACTCGCTGTCTCGCGGGTTGGTCTCCCTCGGCAACATGGGAAAGGACAACCAAGACACCTTCATGGCGCTGTCGAGTCAGATCGGTCAGACGTTCGATTCGTTAGTTGCCCAGGGCAAAGATGGCCATGCGGTGATGAACGACATGCGCGACTCCCTCCAGCGGGTGTGGGAGGAGCAGCAGACGATGGGCTACAAGACGGACGAGGCGACCCAGAAACTCCTCGACCAAGCGGTGGCCGAGGGAATTGTTGGCGAAGCGCACAAGTCGGCGACCGATCAGATGCTTGATGCCACGAAGCATATGGCTGATTCGTTGGACAGGGTGGCGGTGGCCTTGGGTGCAACGATCCCCAACGCGGCCGCGGATGGTGCCAAGAAGGTTCAAGGCTCGTTGGACGGCATCAAAGCCCCGAGCCTCACTGTGAAGGTTGGCTACGACGAATCTGGGAAGCCCACATATGCGTCCACCGGAGGAGAGATCTCCTCGACTGGTGTGCGGTATCTCGCTGGCGGTGGCGATGTCATCCCGTTCCCATCTCGTGGGACGGACACGGTCCCAGCTATGCTGACTCCTGGGGAACGTGTGCTGAGTGTCCAGCAGAATCAGAACTACGAGAGCAATATGGAGGGTCCGTCGAACGCAGAAGTGGTTGATTCGATCAATGCGCTTCGATCTGACCTCAATACCAAGCTCCCACGCGCCCTCGCGCGGTCGCTTCACACCGGCCTGGTTGGGCTGAGGACGGCGTCGTAATGGCAGCCACCCTTGATGTCGTTGTCTGCACTGGAACTCCGCGCAATGAGATTGTGGGGATTGTCCAGAACGGACCTGGAAATCCCAACGATGCGACGGTGCTATGTAAAGACCTTCCACCCACGAATCCGGTCATCACCACCCATTTGTTGGTGAAAAGCTTCTATGATTCCATCAGGGCTAGCACTCCCATTTGCTGGTGGCGGATGGACGAGACGACAGGGAGAATTGGGATTGATTCTATCGCTGCGTACAACGTCAATCTCCAGTCTGCTGTTGTTATCAATCAACCAGGGTTGATAGCTGGTAGTCCTGCGTCGATGCTATTTCCTGGTGGGACAAATTCGTCAGCTACAGCAATAGCTAATGGCAATTTTCCTGCGGTAATGACGTTTGAGATTTGGCTGAAATCGAGCGATACCGTCACATCTGGGAATCAACGTCCCATTCTTTCCACGAGGAGCGCAACCATCCCAGGTGGTGGTTACTTTGGGACAACGAACGGCAAGCCCTTCTACTACCAAGACGCTAATGGGGCTAATCCTGCGGGAGTTTGTTATGGGACGAAGCCGGTTGTAGACACCCTTCGCCATCAAATCGTGTTTGTCCTGACTGCATCCATCTGCCAGATCTATGTGGACGGAGTATTAGATACAACGACAGCGTGTGCGCGTCTGGGAACTACCTCGCCATTCTATATGGGATGGGATGCACCGAATGCGGCAGAATACTGGAAGGGAATCCTTGATGAAGTAGTGCTTTACTATCGGGCGTTGCCAGCGGCTGAAATACTTGACCATTACCAGACTGGTTTGGCCCAAGTTGGGAAGGTGAACGATACCTACAGCTTTCCCATGCAAGTGCCTGGCAAGTATTTCATCCAGTACAAGCGACAGGATACTGGCCAAGTCTACGACACCGAGTACTTCGAGATCAAGTCGGATCCTACGGTGTGTCTGGAGATGGAATTCATTGGGAAGAACAATGGATGGACCATTGTCCGAGATTGGAATATCTCTCAAGGACTGTCGTGGCACCGCGGCCTGCCTGGGGTCACACTCCTCGATCTGATCGCGGATATTGGTACGTTGAACTTCACACTTGACAATAGTGAAATCAATAGTGCCAAGAAGGTTGGCTACTACAGTCCGGACCACGCTAACAAACGGTACGGGTTTTTCTTGAACATTGGCGTACGTGTGCGTATGGGCACGGTTGTTCGATTCTCTGGAGTGATGTCTGCCATCGATCCGGTCCCAGGGAAATGGGGGCCGCGTACCGTCTCATGCGAAGTCACTGACTGGATGGGGATCGCCGACCGCACGCGATTGGAGGATCTCCCAGTTCTGGTCAACAAACGAGGAGATGAAGTTTTCCAAACGTTGATCGATTCGCTCCCGTCGTCCGCCAAGCCGAACAGTGTCCAGAAAGATATCAGTCCAGATACCTACCCGTACACATTGGATAGAACTCGTGACGAGCAGACAGTGCTCCGTGATGAGTTGTATCGACTATGTACGAGTGGGCTGGCGAGGATCTACCTTATCGGCGACGGAACGCTGGTCTATGAAGTCCGTGGGACTCGGGCTACAAAGACCTCCAACGTAGACAACTTTGTGGACCATTCTGGGTTTGGAGCAACCCACGACCGAGCTACGGTCATCAACCGCGCCCAAGCGACCATCCATCCTCGGCTGCCGTCCACGGTCGATGTGGTGATGTACAGTATGCCGCAAGCGATGTTGCTGCAGCCGGGGATTACCATTACGATCCTGGGGCCGTGGACGGACCCGGCAAATCCATCCACCCGCGTGGGGGCTGTGAGTCTCGTGTCGTTGGTGGCGGGGACGGACTACGTGGCCAACGCGGCCGCGAATGGAAGCGGAGCGGACCTGACTGGTTCGCTCAGTGTCGTGGTGGGACTGTCTGGGAATGCTACCTCGTTTGACATCACCCTACCGCAGGGCGGGTACCTGACGAAGTTGCAGCAGCGTGGCAAGCCGTTGTACGACTACGGCTCGGCTGTGCTTTCGTGGGAGGATCCAAACTCCATTGCTCAGTTTGGAGTGACCTCGCAGCAAGTAGACATGCCGTACACCGCAGACGCGGCCCTGGCGCTGGAGGTTGTTCAGTTCGCAGTGTTCAATGGGGCGTATCCACTCACCAACATTACTGGATTCACTCGTGTGGTGGATCTCAAGAACACCGCGGAGATTCAGCGGAGTATCTCACGTCAGGTCAGTGATCGTATCGGCATTACGGATCCGGTCACCGGCCTGTCCAAACCCTTCTTCATCAATGCGGTGGAGGAAGTGGTAATGGAAGGTCGGCTCCAGACCAAGTGGTTGTTGGTGCCGGCGGACGTCACTGGGTATTGGCTATTGGAGGTGGATGGGTACACGGAGTTGAGTGTCACCACTCGTCTGGGCTTCGGGCAGATTCTCGGCCATACGGACATCGCCCATAGCGACTTCCATAATGACGCGGTGCATATCGACACACCACACTACGACTCGCATACAGATGTAGTTCACCAAGACATTCTCCATGGAGATGCGCCTGGGGTGCATGGGGACGATGCGCACTACGACCAGCCTCACTACGATACATACCATACGGACGTTCCTGTAGGCAATACCCATGTGGATACCGTGCACTCGGATCAGGCCCATCAGGATTACCATACAGACCAGGGTCACGGAGACCAAGGGCACGGAGATGCCCATGACGATCAGGTGCGAAATACGCCATACTATTACTTTGGGGATCATAGCGACTGC